AACTACATAGATTTAATTTTAGAAAAGATAAGTTAGTAAAAATGTGGTTTGACCCAAATAAAACTGAAAATCAAATAATGTATGAAGAAGGTTTCGATAAAATTTGGGACACAGGTAATTTAAAATATGAATTAATTATGAACCGCTAAATTAATAAAGATGATTTGATTTCTTGGGCTCACACAATTCATCGCACAAACTAAAGATTTGTAAGATTTCTTGTCAATTTTCATTTAAAACTTTATTTGATTTTCTAATATTTTCCTCACCCCACATAGGTTGTAAGTTATCTAAAGACCAACATTTCGTAAATTCTTCATCTCCCGGTTCACTTATATTGAAGTGTGTTATTGGTAATTTGTGATCCACGTGCCATTCACCATAATTTTCCCAATTCATTCCATCTGTAAACTGACTTTCTAAATGTTGAATTAACTCTTCAGGAGTGTATTTAAGAATTTCAAAATAATGACCGTTTTTATTTAAATTATTTTCTTTCAGAACCTGATAAATTGCAGTTCTGAAATTAGCGATTAGTTTATAGAGGGGGTCATTAGATTTTCTTGTTTTTTCGTAGTTTCTTTTGTTTTCTCTATGTTTATCAATATTTTTTTCTCTCCATTTTTTATGATATTCGTTTAAATGTTCTCTATTTTTTTCCGACCAATTTTGGTGGTTTTTCTTTTTTCTTTCTTTAGTTTCTTTCTTTGATTCATATTTTTTCATGGCAACCTCTCTCCCTCCGATGTAACGTCTACCCGAAGGTCCAATAACAATCCCATTTTCTTTCAAAATTTTTATTATTGTTGGTTTAGATAAACCGGTTCTCAAAGAAATTGTATGACTTCCCAAAAGTTCCTGATTATACATTTTTAAAATGTTCTCAAGTTTTTCTTCTGTTAAAACTATCTTTTTCATAATTATAAATATCACAAATTTACTAAAAATAAATTATTTAAACAAAATAAAAAAAAAGGAGACAATTTCTTGTCTCCTTTTGTATTTGATTAGAGAAGATTATCTCAACTCTTGAAGATCAAATGTTCTAACACCGTCTACAGTAATCTTGCCATAGAACCTGTTGTTCACCATTTTTTTGGCGTATCTAGTCATGATACCCTTAATTGGTGTAAAGTTGAATGGATTGTACATTGTAGGTGTTAATTGAAGAGGTACATATGGTGCGTAGATGTAACCAGTGTCAAGTAACGATGTTCCTTTATGTCCAATTAACACTTGGTTAGCTGGGAAGTAAGGATCACGATATACTTGGTAACGTCCTGCAAGAGTACCTACTCTTTCAATACCCATGTTGTACTGATCTTGTTCAGGTGATGCATTTGAAACGTGGAAATACTCCAGGTCATCAAAAATTGCTGAAACCTCTGATGATACAACGATCCAGTTTGCACCTCCACGAAGAGTTGATTTGTGGATTTGTGCTGACAACTGATTGATTGCTGTGATCAGAGTTTGGTTCCAATCTTTTTGAGTGTATGAAGTTGTAAGATTCAGTCTCTTCCAACCATTGTAGTCCCAACGTAATGTCCAAGCGGCACCTTTACGTAAATCACGAAGAATTTCACGGTCAATTTCCGCAGCAACTTGTTCAGATAACAAAGCCGTCAATTCAGCTTCGGCATCTATATTGTGGAACGCTGCAACGTCTTGAGCCAATTCAGGAGACCATTGAGCTCTCAGTTTTCTTTCAGTTACAGAAACTGTTACTGATTCAAGATCAAAAGAAACCTCACCGATTTTATCTTCGAATTCAAGTTCTTTGTAACGTTTGAATGTGTAAGAAATCGATCCTCCAGTTACTGTCCAATCAGCGGCGTCTAAAGTAGCACCAGAATAACCATCCGGAGTTGTTTGTCCGCAAGCTACACAAACAGGAACTTGTGCGTCAATTTCTAAGTAAATTATACCATTTGGAGTACAAATATCAAAGAAAGTACCACCGTTGCCATTTGTTGGCCATGTTGTGGTAGTTGTCGAACCATACTGAACAATACCTGAACCATACTTTTGAGTTACAACTCTAAATAAAAGTGGAGTATAAGTTTGAGTGCTTAAATCAGTTGCGCAGTTTGAAACAGTTGTATATAAACGTAAGTCAGAAAGGAAAGTTTCAGTATCCATTTCCTGACCATCCGGAGCAATTAATTTTCCTGCACCCGTTGAAGCAAAACCTGACATCGCAACAAGTATTTTTCTGTACTCACCACTACTGTAGCTAGTTGGGGTCAATAATCCTGTAGTTGGATTCCATTGAACAAGTACGGTATTACCAGTTATTGCTGACCATTGACCTTTAGAGTAATCGAAAAGACCGGCAGGATTAAGACCTGGCTCAACTCCTTCATAGAACAAATCATAAAGGTTCTTACTATAAGCACCAGCACCTTGGTATCCGCTTGTTGGATCACCAGGATAATTACCTGGAGAACCTACAGGACCGTAATGTTCACCTGATTGTCCACCTTGATTTGCAAATGATCCACCACTGTATCCCTGAATTTTAGGTACAAAGTAGAACAATTTACCAATAGGTAAGTTCATAGCTTGTACTGAAACGATATCGTTCGCTAACAATTTAGAGAACACACGTCTAACAATCGGGAATACAACAGTTTCAAAAGAACCTGAAGAACCATCGGATGTTGCTTCGTTTATCAAATGACTAGCTTGGTTTTCGTATAACTGAGCTACATTCTCTTTTAGGTGGCCTTTAAGACCTTCAAGGAACCCTAATTTGTCCCATTTGTTGATAGTATCTTCTTTGATAACTTTAAGGTGTTTAAGACCTATGTTACCAACAAGACCTGATTCTAATAATGCTCCCATTTTTTTAATTTTGGTTTTGTTTAGTTTATTTTGTTAATTTGTCCATTAAATCTTTCATTCTTAAAAATTGAGGATTTTCATAGGTTTTAGACTCAATTAAATTCGAAGCCGACCCTGATGAGGCAGTATTTTCTATTTTTCTTTCTACTGATTCAGTGAGGGATGACTTAGAATTATCTTTTGAAAGTTCATCTTTAATGGTTTTATACAACATTTTAGATTCTTTAATTGATTCAACTGAATCGAATCTCCTTAAAATGTTGATCTTTTCTTGTTTTGAAGTTGAATGTTCTGTAAACAAACGTGTGGCGTAAGCCAAGTTTGAATTAAACACCGCAACTTCATTTAGTTTATTCCTGAATAAATTAAGAGCTTTTCTATATTCTTCATTTTTCTCTTTCAAAATTTGAATTTCTCTGGAGTTAGTACTTTCAAATGTAAGGTTTCTATTAGGAGTGATTCCTTTTCTTAAACCTCTACCTGATTTAGAACCATTACCGTAAGTACGTGAAGCTTCTTTTGTTTCCTCTTTTTTACCAGGTTTTACGATTTTGTTTTTTGACATTTTAGAACCTGCATTTTCACCATCTTTAAAAGTAAATTTAGGTTTACCTGTACCCATGGTTTTAGGACCTTCTTTCATTTTTTCATTAAATCCTTTTTCCATGTTAGGTTTACTTCTATATTTAAATTTAGAAGGTGACCCGATGTTCATACCTTTTGGTTTGATTTTCATTTTTGATTCCTCGATATTATTATCATCATCGTCTAAAACGATTTCATACATAACACCTTCTGATTCCATGTCATCTTCTTCTGATTCCATGTCATCTTCTTCAAAAACTTGATTCATGATATCATTTAAATCTTCTTTATCAGATTCATCCATTTCTTCCATAGATTCATCTTCTTCATAAGATTCATCCATTTCTTCCTCAGATTCCATATCTTCTTCAGATTCAGATACGATCAAATATTCATTTTCTTCATTTTTAAAATGAATATTACCAGTCTCATCTTTTGTTACGACTATCTCATCTTCAGGTCTCATCAACTTGAAAACTTTTAGAACGTCTTCGTCTGATTTTCCGGTAAGGTCGATTGTTTCGATATCGGTATCAACATCAAGATTATCAGTATCCATATCCATACCCATAGTGATATCATCTTCGGTTTCTGAATCCATTTCCTCAGAGTCATCTTCGGTTTCTGAATCCATTTCCTCAGAGTCATCTTCGGTTTCTGAATCCATTTCCTCAGAGTCATCTTCGGTTTCTGAATCCATTTTCTCAGAGTCATCTTCTGGGTTTTCAATGTCTACTTCTGTTTCAATCTCGTCATCTTCTTCAGATAGAGATTCTTTTACAAGTTCTTTGATTTCTTCCTTCATAGTTGAAGCAAGTATTCCTTTTGCATTTTCAGCGACAGCTTCTTCCAAATTTTTCATTTGTATTAAAGCGTCTTCTACAATAGATTTTTCTTTTGACATTTTTATGTAAATTTTTTCACATATAAATATGCCGAAAAGACAAAAAATTTAATTTTTTGTTATTTTTTTCTTGACTTTTTTTAAAATACTTGGAATATAATCAAAATCTGAGAGTATGATAGGGTGTATGTTACCTCCATTTGAAGGGTATCTTCAACACCGATTTACTTCAGGTGTGGGCTGAACTGGGTGTATGTTACCTCCATTTGAAGGGTATCTTCAACGATCGTGATGCTATTCCAGCCCATGTGCGGGGTGTTTGTTACCTCCATTTGAAGGGTATCTTCAACCCATTTACCAATAACTTGTTCAGAATCAAAACGTTGTAGAGAAAAGAATAAAGAAATTTCTTTAATTAA